TCGGATTTTATAATACTAAACATTTAAGATGAGTAAAAAAATATCATACGCAACTAGAGATTTTGCGGGTTTAAGAGAAGAGTTAGTTAATTTAACTACACAATATTATCCTGACTTAGTGAAGAATACTAATGACGCTTCAATATTTTCAGTGTTATTAGATTTAAATGCTGCGGTTGCAGATAACCTACATTTCCATATCGATAGAGTTTGGCAAGAAACTACGTTGGATTTTGCTCAACAAAGACAATCATTGTTTCATATTGCAAAAACGTATGGTATTAAAATACCTGGTAATAGACCTTCGGTTGCGTTATGTGACTTCTCTATAAATGTGGATGCAAGAGGTGATAAAGAGGATGAAAGATATTTGGGTATAATGAGGGCTGGAACTCAAATTTCAGGAGGAGGTCAAGTATTTGAAACTGTAGAAGACGTTGATTTTTCATACCCATTCAATAGTAAAGGAGAACCAAATAGATTGAAAATACCAAATTTTAATGCAAACAACACATTAATTTCATATACAATAACCAAGAGAGAGGCGGTGGTGAATGGATCAACAAGAATCTATAGAAGAGTTATAACTTCTTTAGATCAAAAACCATTTTTAAAGTTATACTTACCCGAACAAAATATTTTAGGTGTATCAAGTATTATACATAAAGAAGGTACAACATTTGGAGCTAACCCAACCTCAAGTGAATTTAGTGATTTAACAAATAAATGGTACGAGGTTAAAAGTCTTATTGAAGATAAGGTTTTTGCTCCAGATCCCACAGCAATTTCAGACAAGAACAATTTTAAATCGGGAGTTTATAAATCTGTAACAAATAAGTTTTTTACAGAATTCACACCTGAAGGTTATTTTTCTTTAACATTTGGTTCAGGAAATATTGACCCGTTAGATAACTTAGATAGTTACATGACGGATACACTAAAAGTTAATTTAGCTAGTCATTTAAATAACATATCATTAGGATCAATACCAAAACCAGGAACAACATTATTTGTGAAATACCGTGTTGGAGGTGGAAAAGATTCAAATTTAGGAGTTAATGTTATAACAAGTATCGATGACGTTGAAATGGATGTTAATGGACCGATTTCAAGTAAAAATAATCAAGTTATTCAATCATTAAGAGTTACAAATATAACACCGGCGGTTGGTGGTTCCGATCAACCAACAATTGAAGAATTAAGAAACATGATTTCTTATAACTTTTCAGCACAAGATAGAGCAGTTACATTAAACGATTACAAATCTTTAATTGAGATGATGCCTTCAACATTTGGAGCACCAGCTAAGGTTAACGTGTTGGAAGAAGATAACAAAGTGAAAATCAAGATATTATCATACGACGATACTGGAAATTTATCTGATATCGTTTCTAACACATTAAAAAGTAATATCATAGAATATCTTTCGGAATATAGAATGATTAACGATTATATCGAAATTGCAAGTGGTGAGGTTATTGACCTTTCATTGGAGATTGATTTAATGGTTGATAAAAATGAAATTGCTACGGATATTGTTAAAACCGTAATTAGTGGTGCAACCAATTTCTTTATGATTGAAAAGAGAAAAATGGGTGACCCATTGTTTGTGGGAGATTTAATGAGACAAATAGGTCAAATTTCAGGAGTTGTTAACGTAATCGACGTTAGAGTATTTAATAAAATTGGAGGACAATATTCATCATCTGAGGTATCAATGGCTTATGTTGATAGTACCACCAAAGAAATCGCTCAATCCGATATGACTATTTTCATGAAATCTAACCAAATTTTCCAAGTAAGATTCCCAAATGTAGACATTAGGGTACGTACTAAATCTTTAGGAACCACTACATATTAAAATGTTTTTTGTGTATAATAGGAGAAGAAAATTACCTTTTTTCTATTTATAATTAGAATGATACAAAAGCATAGGATTTCAACAAACATAGGTAAAGATCAACTTGTTAATGTCGAACTAAAACAAGATTATGATTTATTAGAAATTTTATCATTAAGATTTACTCAACAAGACGCATATACTGCGTTATGTTGTGATTATGGTGTTGTTTGTGGTAGAATTTCGGTTAACAATGGTTTAGGTGTTCCTAATGCTAGAGTTTCCTTATTCATACCCCAATTAGAGAAACATGCTAATGACCCTGTTATATCAGCTTTATATCCATATACAGAAATAACTGATAAGGATGATAACAATTTTCGTTATAACCTATTACCAGCAAGACAACAACATCCAGGTCATACACCAACAGGTACATTTCCAGATCAAGAAGATATTCTAACAAGAGAGGAATATTTGGAAGTGTACGAATCTTATTACAATTATACAGTTAAAACAAATAGTTCGGGTGACTTTATGATTTGGGGAGTTCCATTAGGAAGTCAAACAATTCATGTCGATGTGGATCTATCGGATATTGGATGTTTCTCGTTAAGACCATATGATTTTATTAGACAAGGAGACGGGGTAGACAAGTTTAAGAATAAGTACATGTTTAAATCTTCTCAAGATTTAAACTCATTACCACAAATTGTATCATTTGATAAACAAATTGAAGTATATCCATTTTGGGGAAATGAAGATTTTTGCCAAATCGGATTAACTAGAACTGATTTTGAATTATCAGATAAAGGAGTTAGAATCCAACCAACGGCAACAATCATTGGTGGAATATATGGTGACCAAGGTATGAATGCAGTTAATAAAAACTGTAGACCAAGTAAGAAAATGGGAAGAAAGTGTGGTTTGGCAGCTAAGTCAGGTCAGATTGAGGCAATCAGATTCACACCACAAAAAGATATAAACAATAGACCAATATTAGAAACAATTGATTTAAATGAAGATATACCGGATGACGGTAGTTTTGTTTTTCCAATTGAAATGAATATGGATTATGTTTACACAAATGAGTTTGGTGAAAATGAAATAACAAATGACCCAAATAAAGGGATACCAACATCAGCATGTTATCGTTTCAGAATTAATATGAACGATAATGATTTGAGTAGAGCTAGAGCAAATGCCGATTTCTTAATTCCAAATATTAGAGAATTCACTTCCCCATCAACTGAAGTTGATAAGTCATATTATTTTGGAACTGAATGGACAGGTTACCCAATTAACGCTGTTAGTACAAATTTAAATTATGGAATTTTATATAGTGAATTAGGTGAGTATTATCCAAGAGATTATTTTTATAGATTTAATTATAATAAAGTATACACAGTTTCATCATTTCACAGTAATTACCAAGTTGATGGAAATTTTACAAATATAAATGAACTACATCCAGCGGAAGAAGAGGATTGTGGTGATAAATTAACACCACCATCAAATTTTGGTTTTAAAAATTATACATTTACATTATTAATATCTGATGTTCTTTTATTAGCTGAACATTTAATAAATTTAGTAACGTTAACATTCTTAAACGCTTTAGTAAAATTAATGTTTTACATAGGAGATGGTGCAGATTTTAGACCAATACGAAGATTAGCAAGAACAATAAAACGTGCAGCATTTAGAGCGCAAGAAAATGGACAAAGAAGACTTTATTTAATTAATTATCCTGAATGTGAAGAATGTAATGGTAGTAATTCATTAGGTACTGTTATAAATACAGGAGGAGAATCTGGAATAAATTGTTCCGTCGGTTCAGTTACAATTGTTGGAGATTATCTTGAAAATAGTAGAACATTAACCGTTAGTTCAATTTCATTTGCCGCAAGCACTGTAGGAAATTGTACTGGTACAACAATTAATATTGTAACATTCATACAAAATCAAAGCAATTACCTTATTTCTGGTACTAATTATGGTAACTCATATTTAACAAATGAATTTAGTGGAACACCATCATACGGTATGGATGGAATTACAATAACAGGATATACAGACATTAAATTTCAAGACGATGGTGCATTGTTTGGTGAACCTTTTTCAAATATATTAACAATAAGAAGTGTAACTGATACTGAATCTGATGCTACAAATACAACTATAGATTTAGAAGAGGGTTGTGATATTTATGATACTCCTTATGATGAAGCATTAATAACATATTATTATATAGGTACAGGAAGAACAAAAGTTTCTTTTGTATCATTTATACCAGGTAGTGATGTAACGGCAACAAATATATCAGGAGACGACGGAGATCATGATTATTACTCATCAACTTTATCAGACTCAATTTTTTACTATCCAAATTCAGGTGTACCATTAGTATCTAATTTTGAAGGTCAAACTCAGGAACGATTTACCTCAAGTGGCCAATCAGAATTTCAAAATGGAGTGTTTACGATTGTACCAGGAACACAAACAACAAGAAGAATTTGGGATATATTAAGTGAATATAGAAGAAGAAAAAGAGTTAGTAAAATGTTTTGTGGTGGAATTGTAAACTACGCATTTATTGATAACTGGTTATCAGGATCGTTGTATTTTACACAATTTAAAGTTAAAAGATTAATTACGGCAATAAATAGAAATTCTGAAATAACTGCAAAATATTGTAGAAATATTGCACGTCTTGTGATAGGACAAAAAAGATTATATTATCGTTCCGCGCCAACTTCGGACGGACTAACATTTACACCTGATTATTTAAATAAACCAACAACGTTCGTTGATTTGGGTCCAAGAGATGAATTCATAAAGGAAATATGTACAGATCCAAAATTAGATCCTAACTGTTCAGTATCTCGTTCAATTGGAGCAACATCATATCAAGATTTAGGTGAATTATTAGGATTGGCAATTAACTATAGAATGGATATTGCAAATGAAACTGGTGATTTAGATATGTTCTTTGATAATACAGGATTTTCGAGTGGTGTAGGAATAACAAATGTTTTAGATGGAGATATCTTACAATTATTATCAATTAATAATGAAACGGGAATACAACAATTTGATTTACAAGACCCAAGGTACCTTGGATATTCATATCAATTTTTGGATCCTGAAGTATATCCACAAGTTTTTAAAAATGGTAACGCAAATTATGGTCCTTTACCCGTTACATTAGAATTATCAGATGACGGACAAAGAATTAGATCTTGCTTAAATGAAGAGGGCAGATTAACGGAATCATCACAAATAGTTCCATTTTATTTATGGAATAAAAGAGGTTATGGATTTGGTTCATATAACGGAGATCAAAATAATCAATCGTGGGATTATAGTGCAGTTCAAACACAACCTTTACAAGGTATGACCTATGGTTATAATTTAACAGGAGGAACAAGTGATCAATCAGACAAGTATTTGTTATTACCAATTACATATACATATTCTGGTTTAACGTTAAGTGGAATTACTCAAATAACAGGATCAACAACTGAATTTGATGTTGTTTCAATAACTGATGGTCATGCTAGTTTTAATACACAATATCCCGGATTTACTTATTTATATGTAACAGGAGGAACAGCAGATAGTCCAACATCCGGCACATTATATACAAGATATGGTAATGCTGGAAGTGACGGTATTGTGGGGTGGTCAGTAACAACAGGATGGACAAATACAAAGTTTGTTATTAAAAGAACACAAGATTATTATAGTGGAACAACTAAACAAATTTTATCAACACCATTCCAATTTTATTTTGGTTTATTAAATGGTAAAACAGGATTAGATAAATTTGTTGATTACTTCGGACCTAAAAATGCGTTTATTGAAATTAGTGGGACAACAAGTAATTAAAAATAAAAAATAAAAAGTGGAAAAGAAACAAATAATATTACCCGTTAAAAAATTCGCAAATGCGGATGAACAAGAATTAGAAATTAAACTAAATCTTGATAGTGATGAATCATTGATGAGAATTGGTGATAGAGATATTATTTTAGATATTGACGAATTATTTATTAGAGAAAGAAACGAAAGTGTTAATTATAAAATTTACGGAAAATTAAAAATGGTTTTTCGTAATTTATATTCAGGATCAACAGATTACTCTTATTTAAAAGAAAGGTTAGCATTAATAGGAGACGGAAGTAACGTTGATGATAATACTGTTTTTGATGGTTATTTACCATATGACGAATTTGCATTTTTAAGAAGAGACGTTTATAGGGAAGTTAATTTACCAGTAACAGGAAATACATTAGGAACCTTTACACCAAACATAAAAAAATATTTAGGAATGAAGGAATATACAGGATCAACATTCCATACATCTACAGCTGTTACACCAATAGTTGCACCTTATCATAATTGGAATTTATATTTAAGTTATGTTTATAGTGCGGATACATCTTATTCAATGATGTATACTTTAACAGGAAACACACAAATACCGTTCACATCTGGAGATGGTATACCGTTTAGAGTTTCATATAGTGGTGGATCATATTATGAATTAACATCACCAGTGGAACATGGGATGATCGAAGGTGAACATGTGGTATTATCGGGTAGTACATTAACAGGTTTAACATTAACAGGTAGAACTTTTTATATTAATTCTGTTGGTAATGAAACATATAACTCAGACAAATATGTTATTAATATTTCAAAATCACAAATAAAAACAGGAACAACATTCTCAACATTAATGTTAGGAAAAAGATGTAAAGATTTTAATAACATAACAGGATCAACTTCACAATATTATGTACATAAACACAAGACATTAACAAATACCGGTGGATATATTATGGATTCACTTGGGTTTGAAACACCAATATGGGAAGATGAAAAAAAATTAGTATTTGAAAATAGCGTTGGAGATAATGATGTTTTAGTTGAAAGAAATAGAATGGAATCCGTTTTATATGATTTCAAAGAACCGTTAAAATTAAGTGGATTAACAAATAACTTGGGATTTAGTCCTAATGAAGTTTATGTTAGTATGATTTTTAGAAATGGAAATGGATATTTTAATTACCCACCAAAAGTTGGTTATAAATTTAATTTTCATGATAGTTGGATTGATTATCAATTTAGTGGAACAACTTCAATAGAAAAAGGAATGACTGGTTACACCTCAACATTCATAGGTACAACAACAGGATATACATTTACAGGAGGAACTGAATTACCAATAGGAACGATACTAACGGGTGCTTATGTTGAATATAATCCAAAGGAACTAAAAGAAAGATTTATTAGTGAATCATATCATAAAATAACAAACCCAACAACAATTTTTAACCACGGTCAAAATAGTGGTTCAACTTACGCATCGTCGACTAATCCGGAAGGAATTATTTATCAACCACACTATAGAATTAAATTAAGAGAACTATCACCATACATTGAAAGTGCAAAAACAAATAATGTTTTTGATTTACCTGAAAATACTAAGTATGATAGTACTGATGATGTTTGGAGATGGAGAGATTTATATGATCACGGTTATATTGATCCTGATGGATTCGGGACTGATTTTCCATTTATTAATGGAAACCATTATGTTAAAGCAGATATTAATTTATATTTAAGAAATGAAAGGTTTTATCAAAATAAATCAGATGGTGTAACAAGATTTAATGATATAAACAATAAAAATAATAATAGTAATTTAGATTGTTAACATGGAAATAATAAGAAAAAATGAAGATTTAAATTTATTGTTAAATACCGAAACTGATTTTCAAACAAATTTGGGATGGGAAGAAAGTTTAGCGGAATTTGAAACTGAAGTATTATCGGATATTATTAATCCGGTTGAGAATTATGAAACAGTTAGATATATTCATAAACCATATACGTCTAGTGGAGTAACACAAACTGATATTTGGTTTTATTTTTATTTTCAAAGCGGCGGGACATACGTTCAAGACTATTCACCACAAGATATTACACCAAGGGAAAACGAACACATGTTAAAACAGGCAACCGAAAGTTTTTTCAGGTTGGAATTTTATAAAACACCAGGAACTGTTTCGGGAACAACATTAACATGTGAACCACCAACAAGACAAAATAGAAAATTAATATTTGCTAAGAATTTATCATTACCATTAGGTGAGAAATATTTTTATAATACACTTAATGGTTATATTCACGTACCTGTTTTTAGAGGATCAAATTATAGTAATAAAGAAAATATGTACTTATTTTGGTTTGCCGATGAATCTGTTCTAACTGAAACAAATATAAGTGGTACGACCACGTTAGACAAATATACATTAGTAAACACTGGATCTACGACTTATAAGTTAACTTATTTAAATAATTTAGGAGTTAAAACTAATTTAACTTTATCGGGAAATAGCACGCAAGTCTTCACAGGAGTTACTAATCAAAATTTTGATATAAGAGAAGTCATTACTTCGTATGATAGGAATTATGTTCATGGAACAAATACCTTCTTTATGACCGCAAAATTTTATAATGCAAAAGACGGTTCAATTACCGATTTTACGAATGATAGTTATAGTACGGGACACACTATTACTGAACAAAATGATATGTATTATCAAGTGAACATTGATAAAACAGACTATTCGTATCAAGTTTATTTTTATAATGGTGTGGTAAAATGTGAAGAAGTTGGTTTAACAAACAAACCGATTATGTTTTTTGAAAGAGGAGGTGGAACGGCTCCAAGTAATATATTATACCACATATGTTCAAATGTAACCCCAACACCTACACCAACAGCAACTAATACTCCTACACCAACCCGAACACCAGCACTCACACCAACACCTACCCTCACGTCAACCAATACTCCTACACCAACACCAACACCAACAACTGATACAACAGTTTATTATTGGTATGCATTAGGTGATTGTAATGATATGAGATATACATATACACAAGTAACCAACACTGGTTTTGGTTTAATTACAATTCCCGGTTTGTGTGGGTTACCAAGTGCAATGGATTATTCCGACCCAGCACATACCGCATATTATTTTGACGAATCTAACCCATGCGGTTTTGGTACAGGATACACAGGAGTATACAATGCGAGAAGTTCAACTCAATTAACGGAAGGGGATGTTTATACAATAAGTGGTACATGTTATTCAATAATTGAACTTAATTCTGAACCACCAACATGGACAATTAATATGGATGGTAAAACAAAAGAAGAAGGTGCAAATCCATGTTTTGATTGTCAACCACCATTTACCGGATTTACATATTATACTTATTCGGGTGTAACATGTGGTTCAGATCAAATTATAGTTTATGATATTACACCTTATGCGTTGAATTCTATAAGTCCACAAATAGGTCAATTATATTTATATCATGAGTATGATGTAAATGGTACATTAGTAAATCCTGGTAATAGTTGTGTGGAAATTACGGGGTATATTGGAGAGTTTGTTGGACCTAAAGTTGTGGTACCATTACCTGGAGCCACATCCGGTTATACTTATTCAGTTCCAGTAGGACCAATATTAACCGGTGGTGGTGAAATTGATGATTGTACTGAATGTATTCCACATTGGAATATTACAACTGTAAGGTGTGACGGAGTAGTTGATTTAATTGGTTATCCAATATTTGGAACAACAAAACCCGCAATTGATTCTGTAATTAAAACAAATGCCAATGATGGAATTTGTAGAAAAGTCACAGATGTATTCCCACTTAAATTCATACCGTATTTAGGAGGTTCTATTGGTAATATGCATACACAAATTTATTATGTAAGTTCATCATATGGAAATTGTGATGGATGTTCATAATAATAAAAACTAAAAAATAATAATGAAAAGAATAAACCATACCATTAAGAGGGAAACAATACCACAGGTGAAATTAACTTCACTTACAGATCGTACGTGGTATGACTCTAATGGTGAACTTATTTCTTGGACGGGATCGACTGGTTATTTGGCAACAGGATTTACACCATCATCAGGTTATACTGTTTTTAATGTTACAGGAGGAACTGTAACAAGTGGATATTATAAATGGTCAAAACCCACTAGTAATGTTTGGAATTTAATAACTGGTACAACATCGTATGTTAAATCACAAGTTTATAATGATTTTGTATTACCAATTTTCTTAGAAGCAACGGCCGATGAAATGGGTGAGATGATTACTTTTGACGGAGATATCGGACAAAATACAATTAGCGCGAATTTTACATATGAAGTCGACGGATCGGTATTAAGAGTTTGGAATACAACAAACTACGGTAAGTTAAAGGCGATGGCCGAAGCCACTTATACAATACATTGGGGAGATGGTAGTAAGAGTGGAGTTACAACAAACGGTAGTGTAATTAAACAATACACCACAAATGGAGAAAAAAATATTGTAATTACATTGGAAGCACCGTGGGTTGATAACAAATATGTTAAAACGTATACTGGATCAACAAGTGGTAATGTAATTACAGGAACAACAAGTCAAGTATTAAAAGTCGTTTATATTGATGCATTTACACCAACACCAACTCCAACCCAAACATCTTCACAAACCCCAACTCAAACGCCAACTCAGACTGAAACACCCACACAGACTCCAACTTCAACACCGACTAATACACCGACTAATACAGTTACACCAACCAACACCCCAACAAATACTGTTACACCAACAAATACTGTTACGCAGACACAAACACCTACTATTACACCAACTCAGACTGAAACCCCAACTAACACACCTACACCTACAGTAACACCAACAGAAACTCCTACACCAACAATTACACCAACCAATACGGTGACACCAACGAATACTGTAACTCCAACTATTACACCAACTAATACTGTAACACCAACGAATACCGTAACATCAACAGAAACTCCTACACCAACAATTACACCAACAAATACAGTTACACCAACTAATACCGTTACACCAACTATTACATCAACAAATACTGTTACACCAACTAATACTGTTACACCAACGAATACTGTAACTCCAACTATTACATCAACAAATACTGTTACACCAACTATTACACCAACGAATACCGTAACACCAACAAATACCGTTACACCAACTATTACACCAACGAATACCGTAACACCAACAAATACCGTTACACCAACTATTACACCAACTAATACCGTTACACCAACTATTACACCAACTAATACCGTAACATCAACTATTACACCAACAAATACCGTTACACCAACTATTACACCAACGAATACCGTAACACCAACAAATACCGTTACACCAACTATTACACCAACTAATACTGTTACATCAACTAAAACACCTACTCCGACACCAACAAGTACACCAAGAGATTGTACTGGATGTACAGCATATGATATTATTATTACACAAGGAGATATTAATTTAAGTACTGACGGTAAAGTATATGTTTATTATTACGAATGTGGAACATCTACAGGAGATATGTCATACTTAACGTTCTCAAATTCAGGTACGTATGTAAACTATATTTGTACGGACAACTGCTCAACAGAACCTTATGTTTGTATACAATATGATGGATCATGTACATCACCACAAAATAATTCTAGATTAGTAGAAAAAGATGGAGATTGTGCAACTTTAGGTAATACATTTAGAAGTGTCTCATGTAGTACAACTGAATACACATTTACAATATCAAACCCTGGTTATACATATATAAACACTAAATTTAATATTGGCCAAACGTATGGTAACGTACCTGTAACAGTATCATACACATCATTGAATTCATCGGTTGAAGTATTTGTTGGTAATTATGATGAAAAAATAGGTGAGGTATACTCATCAACACTTGGACAAGTTGTTTACCAAGAAGATGTTGTTGGTTTTTACAGTACAAAAGAAAAAACAATAATGGACGTGGTTGTACATTCAACAGAGTATGAAAACGTCTTTATACCTTATACATTAACAATCACAATTGAATGTCCAAGTACATTAGATTGTGGTAGTAATTTAGTTACTAAAACATACATTACTGGAACTCAAATAGATGTGACCAATACTGGTTATATAAAATATGATACTAATACCGATACCGTTTATAAGTTTATATCATCAACGGGAATGCACAGAATAGATGATTGTTATGTTTATGAATCATTGACCGGAGGTACACCATATGTTGATACCGCAGTGTATACCTTATTATATAGTGGTTATTCATGTAATGCGGGAACTGACGATTGTTTAGAAATAACATTTACTTCTAATAGTGAAACTAGTACAACAATTGGGTGGATTAGTTGTGTTGGAGCTTGGAGAACTAGAACATTAACCGCTGGTGAAATATTCACAACTTGTGGAGTTAAAGACAGTGGATATGGACAAGGAGTTTCAATTTCACAAGGTGATACATGTTCAGGAACAGTAACCCCTGCGGACATATACTATAACGATACCTCAGCCGAGTATTACTTTGTTGGATATTTTAGTAATGTTAAAGATAATAATAATATGTGCGGAGGATACCCAATTAGTTTCTACTATGTACCTGGAGCTAATTTCTTCTCACCACCAAGTTATGTTTTCCAAGACGCTGCCGGTACAACACCATACAATTATGACTATTTTGTATTCAGTATTTTTGGATTTAAATACGGATACGACTACAATAAAACAACTGGCGAAGTTGGATTACAATCATATACATGTGCATAAAATTAATTAAAATATGGCAATAACAACATTAAAAGTTCCTGAAATATCTAACAATTTTAATAAGGTAGATAAAATTATTTGGTTTAATGTATCTGATGTTAACGGTACATATAGTATTAATCTTTTCATAACACCTAGCCAATCTTTAGATACTACTGTCAGTGTTTTTAATTATGTAACAAATAAAGAACATTTTACTAAAATATACCCAAAGTCGTCAAATAGTGGTATTATTAATGAGACAATAAAAATAAGACATACCCCCGGATTAAATTCACCAATTTACGGACTAAAAACAAATTAAAAGTAATTATAGTAGATGAGTTCATTTGAAATAAATTGTACAGTTGAGGGGGCAGCACCAGATAATCTATCACATGAATGTGGTGCAACAAAAAATTTGACATGGGCCGGAAACGGTACACATAGTCAACTCTCATTTTATTTAATTAGAACACAATTATCCAATCTTAAACCCTCATACGTATATAAAATACCAAAAGCATTAAAACTTTTAAAATTTATATTCACACCAATATCCCCAAATATTGGATCATCAAAAGTTAAGGTAAGAGTAAAATACAACTTAGATGGAGTTCTAACAATATTAGATGAATACGATTTAGGTAATATATCAACACAAACAACAAAATATCACCAATTATTAATGGATTTGAATACCAAAGATAATGGTTTTATTATATTAGATGTTATCACATCCGACGGAACTAGTGGTTCTATAAACGTAGAATTAGATTGTGACCCATCATTAATTTTTGCAGAATTTTGTAGAGGGTTTACATCATCAACACAACATTGTTCAACTTGTCCACAAATAGTTACGTATTATAGAGAAAAATTACCCGATTCACCCATTGCTGGTTTAGTGAATAAAAACGTTACCGATTATACACCATTTTTAGTTGGCCCATGGTACGCTGATCCATACTTACAAATTGAACTTAGTAGTAATGAAACTTTAACGTTAAATTTTGGTCAATTAAATAAAAGAACAAAGTATAGTTATAATTCCACAACACATAAATTTGAAAATATTGGCAATTGTTTTGGTATCGGTTATGGTTGTGGTACTGATGAATTAATAATACCGTTTTATTTAAGTGGTTATACTGAAAGTACACCATATTTACCTGGAACACCTGGTGTTAACCCAAACGGGTTAAAATATGCTATTAAGAATGTATTGGCTAGCACCACAACTCAAAATAGAATAGTACCTGTAACAGTTACTGCCACAGATAATGCCGAAGATGTGTCACTATTAATTACTGATGGAGTTAATGGAGATCAAATTGGTAGTGTTTCATATTCATTTAATTCTGTAAATCCTGGTGCATATGATGTTGTGAACCCATTTAGTTTAATAAAAGTAAGATATAAACTTGGAGAAGGTGCTTTTATTAAAATTGGACCTAGAGATTGGAACACATCTAAAACTTTTTATGTTGTTACAACTAATGGATTAGTTAATATTAGATTGGCCGTCGGACAAAATAAATCATATAATAGCGGTACAACTAATGTAAAAGTTACAATTGGTTGCGGTAGTGAGATTTATGGTTATGATATGGGGGTAAATCCATATTCACCATATGATGCGTATCATAACCCAAAATTTGTTACTAAAATTTGGTCTAAGTTACCAATATCACAATGGTCAGGATCTACCAATAATTACTCAACAAAAGGTAATTACATTTGGATGGATAATTTATTAACAACACCATCATTACCATATTTTTATGGAGATAGTGTAAGAACATCACCAACAAATAAAGTATATCAAGTCGGTAATTTATTAAAAAGAGAATTTGGAACAACAATAAATTATGTTGCATCAAAATGGATTATTGGAGACACTAAAACTGATGAAGTTACAGATGGTCCGAGGGATCATGCAATGGTTAACTTTAGAGAATTTTATACAAATCCACCTGCCGATTTTACATTTGATGTTAATGTACGATATATACCCGCAAATGTACACCCAACTATGGTTGGTGTTGGTACATTAAATAAAATAATTAATAATACCGATTTATTACTACCGTCTGTTTATTCTTATTTATTAGGTTGGAGTGGATTAACATCAAATGAATATGATGTAAATAATAACACATTCACAGTTTATGATTTTGGAAATGAAAAACATGTACCTACCACAGGATTTGAACATTGTGTGAATTATATGACCAGAGGTTATGTTGGGGGTAGTTATATACCTAATATACCACAATACATGGTCGATAATAAATATAAATATTGGGCTGGAGGAGGTGCATTAGCTGGTACCTTTCTCGGTATTTCAATAAATTTAGGATATCTTGGTGCGACTGCGACAATGTCAACCTTTGCTGGTTATGCCGGTGGACTTAGCGGTGTTGGTGGTTCGGGTACTTTAGCTAGTTTATTGGGTGGAAGTTCATCTTTAACCGCACTTGGGGTTATTGCCGTATATGTAATTCCAGCTTTAATATTTGCGGCGATAATTTATATGATTCTCCCAAAACAAAAATTATTTGTAGAAATACCAAAATATTTTAGAAGACGATATTCAAATAAACCTTTCTTAAATAATAGTGATTCCGTTATTAAAAAATATGATAATTTAACTGGTGTTATAAGCGGGTACTATTCAGATGGTGGATATATCTATTTTGTACCATCTGGATCAACAACAGGGTTATCAACAATTAGAAAATTGTCATACAAATATGTTAATGGAATAAAAACATTTACTCAAATAGACATATTAAATGACACAACAAAACAAGAATATATAATTGATGCACCTAGATTATTTTATTTATCATATATTTCTGGTAGACCAGAAAAATATGATACTAGCCCAACACTTTATTCTAGTAGTGCCATTTCTTTAATAGGACAATCACAATCATCAACACTAACTGGTGAATTAAATAATCCTATACCGATAAGGTATAGTCTTCCTGTTGGACATATTGTTTCAACAACATCACAAGAAGATGCAGATAATCAAGCACAAGGTTATCTTACTTCATTAACTGGATTAACAGGATCATATACAATATCGGCAGAAAAAAAACCAGGTGTAATTAATGCTGAAACATATTTTACACATGAATTAAAATTGGAAATGTCACCAAATTATTTTTCACTTTGGTATGATAATTCAGATTCTTTAGGTATAACAATAAATAAAAAATTATATTATGATGCTGATGGTAAACTATCAGCATTAAATGGATATTATAGAGATTATAAAAAGAATAATTTAGTATTTTATAAAGTTCAATATGGTATTGTTACTGATATTTTTTCAGGAA